CACCACCGGGCCGCGGCGCTTGACCTCGGCCTCTGCCTCGAGCCAGCGCCGCCAGATCACCACGTAGCGGGCGAGCGCCCCGGCATCGAGTTCGGTCATCACCCCGTGCCGGGCCAGCAGCTCGGCCAGTTCGGTGAACTTTGCGGCGGCCGCATCGTCGAGGTGATCGGGAGCCGGCGGCACCGCCACGACCGGCTGCGGCTCGGCGGGGTTCATCCGGTGCGGCCGGGCCGTGCCTTTCACCAGCTTCAGCTGCGTCGGGAGCGGTTTGCGGCCAGCCATGATTGACGTCCTTCCTGATGTTCCCTCCCCACAAAGCAATGATCTTGCTGCTATTTGCCTACACTTCGCAGCGCCGCGGAGCGACTCTGATGACACAAGGACGCTGCATCAGAGCCAGGGAGCCCCGAGGTGACCCGCCGCACCACCGACAATTCCGAGGCCCTGAGCGCCTTCATCGGCAAGAAAGCCGAGATCGACGCGATGCTGGTCCGGCTCACTGCCCTCAGCGACGAGCACTTCAACGCCCACCCCGACGAGGTGACCTGGGGCCACGTCGGCACGCTCGAGCACTACGCCAGCCTGCTGAAGCGCATCACCGACAGCGCTTTCGGCGAGGGCGAGCACGCCCGCTGATCTCCGGCACCACCCGAACTCCTGCCGCGCAGACGCGCGGCTCGGGGTCGTAGAAGGCGCCGCAGGTCGCGGGGCCAGAACCGGAGACAACCCCATGCCCCAGATCCAGCTGTCCGACGCCCAAGCCGTCATTCTGTCCACCGCCTGCGCACGCGAGGACGGAGCCATCTTCCCCGTCACCGCCAGTCTTAAGGGCGGTGCGGTCGGCAATGTCTGCAAGAGCCTCCTGAAGCATGGGCTGATCCAGGAGGTCGAAGCCACCAACCTCGATACCGTCTGGCGGCACGACGAGAACCATGGTCCGATCACCCTGCGCGCCACGCCGCTGGCGCGCGCGGCGCTCGGGACTGACAAGGTGACGCCGCCGACGGCGGAGATGCCAGCTGTCTCGCTTCAGCGCCAGACCGCCACCAAGCAGGAGACCCTGATCGCCATGCTCCGCGCCGAGGGCGGCGCGACCATCGACGAGATCGTTGCGGCCACCGGCTGGCAACCGCACACGATCCGTGGCGTGATCTCTGGTGTCCTGAAGAAGAAGCTCAGCCTCGAGGTGACGTCCGAGAAGGTCGAGGGGCACGGGCGGATCTATGCCTTGACGTGAGTTCCCCACACTCGACGCGCATCGCAAACGATACTATATTCGCATCTGATTTGATGCGCGTCAGGAGGCTGCCATGAACATCACGACGGACATCAGTCCGCTGACCGAGTTCAAACGCGACACCGCACGGCTGATCGCGCAGATCAAGGAAACGGGGCGGCCCCAGATCCTCACCGTCAACGGGAAGCCCTCCGTCGTGGTCATGGATGCCGCCGCGTGGCAGGAGATGCAGGACCTGCTCGATCATGCCGAGACCGTCGCCGGTATCCGGAAAGGTCTGGCGCAGGCTCGCGTCGGTCAGGGCACCGAGGCCGGTGAGTTCTTCGACAACCTTGCACGGTCGCAATGACCGCATCACTGCCCGTCATCATCACGCCCAATGCGGCCGATGATCTGACCGCATCCTGGAACTGGCTCCGAGATCGCAATCCCAAGGCCGCGGATGAATGGCTGGCGGGCATCAGGAAGAGCATCCTTGCGCTCGGCGAGATGCCGGACGCCCATCCGGTTGCCTCGGAATCGCGTGACCTCGATCTGCCGATCCGTCGCGCGCTTTACGGCAAGGCAACACGCTGGCGCATCTACTATACCGTCATCGATGGGTCCGTGCAGGTTCTCCATGTCCGGCACGGTCGCCGGAGCGACTGGCATCCCTGAGCCTTTCAAACAGCCGGCGCAGCAGATAGCCCCGCGCCAGCGAGACGCCGGCGAAGGCGAGACCGATCCGCATGTTCTGCGCCAAGGTGGGGTTCCAGCCAAAGAGCGGGAACAGGACAATCTGCGTGATGACGGCCAGGACATAGCCGACGAGGACATTCGCCGCCGCTTCGACCAGCGACAGGGCTCGACTCTGCGTCATGCTGCGTCCTCCTGGTCACCGCCGCCCGTGCCCAGCCGCTCGTCCTTCATCTCCGCGAATGTCCGACCGTCAGCCTCCAGCACGGCGTGGCGTCCCGTCTCCCTCTGCCAGCGTTCCACGGCGACATCGACATAGGCTGCGCTGATCTCCATCGCGAAGACGCGGCGGCCGTTCGCCTCGCCCGCCATGATCTGTGAGCCGGAGCCACAGAACGGCTCGTAGCAGAGCCCGCCACGGGCGACGTGCTGGCGCATCGGGATGCCGAAGGCGTCGAGCGGTTTCGGCGTCGGGTGATCGGGCCGGTCGTCCCTGGCGAAGCTGGGCATCTCCCAGGTCGAGGGCAGCGTCTCGTCCGCCACCTTCGGCGGGCGGTTCGGGCGGCGCCAGCCCATGAAGCAAGGCTCGTGTTTCCAGAGGTAGTGGGACCGGGTCAGAACACCGCGGTCCTTCACCCAGATGATCTGCTGATGGACAAAGGCACCCGCCTTTTCCCAGCATGCCTCGAGCATCGCCTGCCTGCGCGAGGCGTGCCAGCAGTACCACGCGGCGTCCTCGGTGATTGCCTCGGCCACGGCGGCCCCGATGAAGCCGTCGTAGAGCTCCGCGCCCTGAGAACTGTCGTCCCAAGTCACGCCATAGGACTGCGACCAGTCCTTGTTGCGGGTCGGGTGGTTCGATCCGTCGTAGTCCACCAGGTACGGCGGGTCGGTCGCGAACAGCACCGCCCGCTCGCCGTTCATCAGCCGGCGGACATCGTCGTGAGACGTCGCGTCGCCGCAGAGCAGCCGGTGATCGCCGAGGATCCATAGATCGCCGGTGCGCGAGACCGGGTTGCGCGGCGGCTCGGGGATGACCACGGGCGGCGCCGAACCTTCATCGTCATCCTCGGCGCCCGCCAGCAGCCGGTCGAGTTCCCCATCCTCGAAGCCTAGGATACCGAGATCAAAACCCGCGTCCTTCAGATCTGTGAGCTCCAGCGCCAGCAGGCTCTCGTCCCAACCGGCGTTGAGCGCGATGCGGTTGTCCGCCAGCACCAGTGCCCGCCGCTGGTTGTCGCTGAGCCCGGTCAGGGTGATCGTCGGCACGGTATCCATGCCGAGCAGTCGCGCCGCCAGCACCCGCCCATGACCGGCGATCAGCGTGCCGTCCTCGGCGATCAGCACCGGGTTGGTGAAGCCGAACTCCCGGATCGAGCCCGCGATCTCGGCCACCTGCGCCTCGGAGTGAGTACGGGCATTCCGCGCGTAGGGCACCAGGCTGTCGAGCGGGCGGTATTCAACGGCAAGCTGACGATCGGACACGGACGATTTCCTTCAGGATATGGGCTGCACCCCCCCTCGCCATTTTGGCCATGGATGCAGAAAGCTTGGCGCGCGGTCCTGACGTCGAACCGCCCAGAGATTTGACCTCCCCCCGGGTCAGTCGGAGGACTCGCGCCCGGTCCGCCGATTGCCGAAGCCGCCATCCTCGGCAGCGGTCTTCCGGCTGTGGCAGGGGGCGCAGAGCGGCTGCCATCCGGTCTGGTCCCAGAACCGCGCGGTGTCGCCCCGATGCGGGATGATGTGATCGACGGTGTTGGCCGGGGTCACGCGCCCCTGGCGCTGGCACTCGGCGCAGAGCGGGTGGCGAGCGAGGAACATCTGCCGGGCACGCTGCCAGCGCGCTGAGGCGTAGAGCGCCCGGATTGCCGGGTCGCGCTTGCGGTCGGTGTCGCGGTCACGCTCCCGCTTGTCGCGCCGCCCCACCGGGCGATGGATGGACGGACGCTGCGGCATGGGGCCTCGCGAAAAGGGTGGAGCGGAGGGGGGAACGATCGGTGGCGCTCCTGGCGCTCGTCTCCCGATCATGCCCTGCTTGTAGCACGGATCTGTTGCAGGTGTCGAACACGAATGTGTTGCAACACTCTGGACTTACTCGGCATTCAGCCGCGCGGCGATCTTGGTCAGCGCCAGCTGCCAGCGCCGCCACGCCGTGGTCCGATCGCAACCCTGCTCCCCGGAGATAACCTTCCACGGAACCCTCGCCGCGCGAGACCAGACCAGCTTGCGCTCGGCCTCGGTGATCCACAGCGCCCAGTCGAAGGTCCGCTCCAGCGCCGAGATTGCCTGCGCCGAGGGCACCACCCGCATCGGCTCGGGCTCCATCGCCGCGATCTCGCGCTTCGTCCGCAGCACTTGCGGCCAGGTCCCGACGTAGCCCTGCGCTTTCACCGGCGGCAGCTTGCGCAGGGTGCGGAACGCCTCCTCGAAGTGATCGGCGACGTCGTCCGCGGTCCAGTCCTTGCGGGCGCTCATGCCAGACCTCCCGTGGTCTCGATGGCCCAGAGCAACAGCGCGATGGCATCCGCTTCGTTGTCGTCAGCGGGGCTGAACCCCCGCGCCCGCGCAGCGGCGATCATCACCTCCTTCGACGCATTGCCCTTGCTGGTGGCGTGGCGCTTGATCGTGCCGACCGGCACGCCCTCGTAGGGCACGCCCCGCAGGTCGGCCCAAGCGGTCAGCGTGGCTATCAGCCCGCCATAGACGTGAGCTGCGTCGGTGCCAGCGTGGCGACGGACTTCCTCGAACCAGACCGCCTCGATCGGACCCGACAGCCGATCGATCTCGGTGAGCCAGTTGGTGAAGCGCAGATAGCGCATGCCGCCGCCGTCGAAGCGGCCGGGCTTGAAGCTGACGGTGCCGCTGGTGATCAGCCCGTCACAGGCCTGCAGCGCCCAGCCGGTGGTGGTGCCGAGATCGAGCGCCAGAATGCAGCGCGGGTTGCCGTTGTGTTGGGTCATGCCGACCTCCTCTTCGCGTCTGTGGGCGCGGCGAGAGGGCTGGCCGGTGAAGGCTGCGGTCTCGCCAGGCCCCGAAGGGTGGTCAGATCAGGTCAGGCGCGGGGCGAGCTGGTCGCCCGGCAAATCCTTCAGAACCTTCAAAGGAGCATCTTGAAAGATTTCCGCCCCTAAGTAGTTGTCCTGTATATATAATGTATAATCCTTCAATTATTCAATATTTCAATGAGCACCTGTCTCCTCATCTTGAATCGCGCGCGCACGCGTATGTGATAAGGGTCCTCTTGAAAGATTGAAGGATTTGAAGGATTCGGTTTTTCCCTTTGGTTTCCAACTCCTGGATGCCGCCCGGCTTCAAGGATCGCTTCAGACGGATTGAAGGATCTCCGGTTACCCGCCCCACCGCGCCAACCGGTAGACCATTGCCTGCTTGGTCGATGAGCCGCGCATCCCCGTGGTGATGTCGCCGCTCTCGATCAGGGTGAGCAGGATCTCGTCCCGGTCACGGGATTTCAGCCACTGGGAGGCGCGGGTGATCTCGGACTTGGTGATCCCCTTGGCCCCGGAGGCGCGGATAATCTCCTTCAGCCGCTTCAGATGCGCCTCGGTCTCGGTGTCCGCCACATGCCGCTCGACCGCCTCCATGGTCCGCCGCGCGTAGTGACGCACGAACTCGATCGCCCAGTCAGCCGCGGTGATGTCGATCTCTGGTGTGACCGGATCGCCCCCAACCGCGACGATGAGGGCCAGCTTCAGGGCATTCTCTCCGATCCGCGCCAGGATCGCGGTGAAGGGCGTGCCGGCCGCAGCCCGCAGTTCCTCGGTCATGTCGGCACTGAGCTGGCGGAACCGCGCCTGCGCCTCCGTGGTCATCGGCACCGTCATCGGGACGACCGCCGTCGCCGGATCGGACGTCATCCCCACCAGATTGCCTTTCCGATGCCCGCCGCCGGCCGCCACGCGCTTGAGGCCCTCGATCAGCCCGGGTGGGGGCTGCCGGAGACCCGCCGCAAGGTTCTCGTCCGGATAGTCCTCGTCGCTGGGCAGGATCAGGAACCGGGCGAGTGAGCCATCGACGACGTTGGCCCCCTGCAGCGCGCCCCAGAAGTGCAAGGGCGTGGTGGTGCCGTAGACGCAGAGACAGGGCTGGTTGATGTCGCGCCGCTCGTTCGTTCCGTCCCGATTGGCATATTCCGCGCCAAGGAACACCCCACCGGCAGCGGTGAAGAGCTCGGTCATGTTGTCCAGGATCTCGGTGATGTGGCGCGGGCTGCGCTTGCGGTCGGCCGCCGCGGACAGGAACATGCCGAACTCGTCGATCTGGAACAGGATCGCCGGCTGGCGATGCAGCGCGGTCAGCAACCCAGCCCCGGAGGCGATCTTGTTGCCGCCGAGATGGTGAGCCAGACCCGCCTCGAAGAACACCTCGTTGATGATTTCGCGCGAGTGGTTCTTGCCAGAGCCACTGTCGGCGATGCCGACCACATAGAGGTTGGAACGCAGGTTGCTGGTCGTACGGTAGTTGCGGCCCATCAGCGCCCCGATCGCGCAGAGGCTGGCGCCGAGCGACAGCAGCGGCTGAGGACGGCGAGCGGTCGAGAGCATGTAGGTCGTCAGATCGCCCACCAGCCCGTCCGGGATGACCAGCGAGAACGGTGACGGTCCCTGCTGAGCAGCGGCATCGTCGCTGTCTCCTGCCAGCTTCGACAGGAGGCCCGCTGCCGGATGGGCATCTGTCACGCTGCCATCGAGCCGCAGTGCGGGGTCCGGGCTCCAGCCCCGCTCCATGGCGAGGTGATAGATGGTCCCTGCCCCGATCCGGTCCGGCTTGAAGCTAGACCAGGCTTTTGCCGTGGTTTCCGGGACGTTCTTCGCCGCCTGCGCGGACCAGCTGGCGAACAGCTCGCCCCCGGCCTCACCGAGCGCGCCCTTGATCGCCATGCCAATCCGCATCCAGCTGTCATAGTCGAGCTCGGCATTGGGCAGCCACGCCAGCGCCGCCGCGATGGCCGGGAGTGTGCCGCACTGACTATGAGTGCGGGCCGGCTCTGTAGCCGGAGCGACCGAGGACAGGCTGCGCCGTCGCAGCGTCTCCGGGATCAGGGCCCAAGCTTCGTCGAGGAACGAAGCGGCCATCGTCGCATCAATCGCCGGCAGGCTGTCGATATCGAGATCGGCCAGCCCCTCTTCGGGCCAGGCATAGGGCGCTCCGGTGTCGGGGTGGTCGGCATAGGCCACGAACTGCTGCCCGAGGCACAGCACCTCCAGCGGGTGGCGCTTGATGCCGCGGAAGGGCGTAATCGTCCGATAGACCAGCAGGCGCTTCGGCGCCCGACCAATGCGCAGCGCGGGCGTTTCGCCGAGGCGCGCGCGTGCCAGCTGCTCGATCCGCAGCGAAAGCTCGGCGTCCTCGGCGATGTCGATATCGATCGCTGCAATGCTACCGCCGACGATCCCGATCCCGCAGCTCGGCCAACTGGACCAGGTGGCGATCTCGACCTCGGTGGTTTCGCGATCGGCGTGGCGGTCCCATTGCGGGTAATCCACCCATTCGCCGCGCTGGAACCTGCCCGGCTTCTTGGTGCCGGGCGCGATCGGCAGGAGGGCATAGCCGTTGGTTCGCAGTGCAAGCCCGTACCGCGCCATGTAGGAGATGTTGGTCATCAGAACGGTGCCTCCGGGGTCATGGCGGCGATGCGCGTCTGGTCCCTGGCCGCCAGCGCCCGCAAATGGTCGCAGTAGCCGGTGACCACTGCCTCGATGAACCGGGCCCACTCCGCCTCGGTCAGGGTTGCAAGATCGGACGTGCCGATGCTCTCGAGATATTCGCCGCCCAGCTGGCCACCATTCGCCATCGCCGCGGTTTCGTTCGGGGTCGGATCGATCATGCCTTGCCTCCCATGACAGAGGTCCTGGCAGAACCGGCTGCAGAATTGCCGGCGACTGGCTGCACGCCGCGGGTCGGTGCGGGGATAGCGCGAGTCGAACCAGCCAAACCCACGAGGATCCCGGTGGCAGACGGCGCAGAGGCCGGCGTGGAAGGCGTGCATGGGTTGAACCTGTAGCCGGAGATTTCCAGGAAGCGGCCCGATGGGCGGACCGAGATCTCGCTCGGGCAGGCCAGCTCGCCGGTCTGCGCGAGGGCTGCAGCCACGCTCGAAGGCACGGGGCAGTCCGGCGCGCGCTTGTGCCACCACTCGGCGGCCTTCTGCCGGGCATAGCCCTGGTGCTCGAGACAGACCCATTCGCTGTAGGTGGCGAGCCCGCAGCGATAGGTGACCTTCAACGAGGGCCGCCCGCCCGCTTTGTCGTGACGGCTGTAGGCGACGCCGGTAACTGCCAGCCACTGCGCCTTCGGCGACAGCACCGGCAGGGTCGCGGCCGTCGGCGCAATCTTCACCTCGCGGGCCGGGAACACATGGCCACAATCGGGGCATTCGCTCGCGGCGAGCGCGACTATGCTGTCGCATTCTGGGCAGAGCTTGGCCGGTGGCTCAGCGCTGCCGGCCTCACCGGGTCGCTTGGGCCGCACCAGATCGATCGGTCCGTGCCGCCGGACATTACCAGCGAAGTCGAGGACCAGGCAGTTCTCCTTTCCCGGCGCCAGCCGCGTGCCGCGCCCGACCATCTGAACATAGAGTCCGGCCGATTGGGTCGGGCGCAGCAGCGCGATCAGGTCCACGCCCGGCGCGTTGAAGCCGGTGGTCAGCACGCCCATCGAGGCCAGCGCGCGGATCTTGCCGCGCTTGAAGTCGGCGATGATGCAGTCTCGCTCGTCCTTCGGCGTGTCGCCGAAGATGGTGCTGCAGATGATCCCCTGGCGCTCAAACTCCGCCGCCACGTGCTGCGCGTGCGCGACGCCCGAACAGAAGGCCAACCAGGATTTGCGGTCGCGGCCATGCGCGATAATCTCGGTGACGGCCGCGCGGGTGATGGCGTCCTGATCAACCGCCGCCGCCAGATCGCGCGCAATGAAGTCGCCTGCGCGGGTGCCCACCTTCTAGACGTCAAGCCGGGTGGCGGGCTGCTTCGAGATCAAGGTGCTCAGATAGCCTTGATCGATCAGGTCCCGCACCGGCGCCTCGAAAGCAATGTCGGTGAAAAGCGCGTTCTTGCCCTCATGCAGCATCCCGCTGTCGAGCCGGAACGGCGTCGCGGTCAGCCCGATCACCTTGAGCGCCGGGTTGATGGCCTGCAGCGCGTCGAGGAAGCGCCGATACATCGTGCTCGATTTGCCGGGGATCAGGTGCGCTTCGTCGATCAGCACAAGATCGGTATGACCGATCTCACCCGCGCGGCGGTGGATCGACTGGATGCCGGCGAAGAGGATCCGCGCCTGAGCCTCGCGCTTGCCGAGGCCCGCCGAATAGATGCCCGCCGGAGCATCGGGCCAGAGGCCGATCATCTCGGCATGGTTCTGCGCGATCAACTCGCGGACATGGGTCACGATCAGGATGCGCTGATCGGGCCAGGCCTTCAGCACACCCTCGATGAAGGAGGCCATGACGAGCGACTTGCCGCCCGCGGTCGGAATGACGACCAGCGGATTGCCGGTGTGGGCCTGAAAATAGCCGTAGATCGCGGTGATCGCGGCCTGTTGATAGGGGCGCAGGGTCAGCATGGCGCAGCCTCCGGGGCACGGGCGTCGTTGGTCCAGGTCGAGCCATCGGCCATGCGGTAGGTGACGACGTCGTCGCCCGCATCGATGACCTCGCCCGGGATGAGATCGGGGATGAAGAGATGGCGGCCGCAGGCGGCGCGCTGCTCGGCAGGCGTCAGCATCCGGTCGTGCCGCGCGCAGTGCCAACCACCGTCGACCGGCGTCGCATGCAGGCAGGACCGGCACGTCACCGCAGCCCCACCGCCTTCGTGGCAGGTCGCATGGTGATCGCAGAACCGGCATTCGAACCAGGCCGGATCCTCGCTGATCCGCGCGGGCGGATGCTGGGCGAAGATGATGCGCCCAGCCTTTTCGAGCAGGCGCTCGGCCATGGCGCGGTCCGCCTCGATGCGCTCGACATGCAGCGCGTCGGTGTCCTTGCAGACCGCGACGTAGAGGGCGCGCGTGATGCCCGTCAGGTGCATGTAGATTTGCATCTGCGCGGCGTGCTGAGGCTTGGCCAGAACAACGCCCTTGGCGACCAACTCGTTGAAGCTTTTGACCGAGTGGGTCTTGAACTCCAGCACATGCCAGGTCTTCGGCGCCTCCATGAGCCCGATGGCCACGCCGTCGAGCGAGCCGCCGAAATGCCCGCCATGGGCTTCGACCCGGAACTGTCGACCAGTCTCGGGATCGACCTCGAGCACGGTCGCCCCGGTGGCACGCAGGTTGCGCACGAGCCGGTCCTCTTCCAGCTGACCCGTCTCGAACAGACGCAGCAGGCGGCCAGAATGGCGCGCGGGCGTGACCCAGCGGAAATCGTACCAGAGCGCCCGGGCGCAGGACTTGCCGATGATCGACGCCCCGAGGTGATCGCGGAATCCATCGCCTTGGCGGGCCTCGTAGTCGGCATAGATCGCCTTAAGCGTCGGCGTCGGAGCAGGAGGAAGCGCAGCCATCACGAGCTCTCCCCCTCGCTGCGGGCCCTGGCCTCGGCCAGGATGCCGTCCCAGGTCTCGCTGTCGTGGCGCTCGCGCAGGATGCCGATCAGCGCGTCCTTCACGGTCTCGCGACGACGGCGGCCGGTGCCTTGGGCCAGCAGTTCCGCCCGCTCGCGGCTAAGATGGCGAAGGGCCGTGCGGGCCCGGTGGAACCAGTCCGGATCGATGGGTTTCGCCCCGCGCTGTCGGGCCAGATCGGCGGTGGCGATCTGGGTCCGGATCCGGGCGATGGCGTCGTCAAGTTCGATCAGCCGGCGCTGGTCTGCGGGCAATCCGGGGCTGTTCACGGCCACGGGGGCCGCGTTGGTCATGTCAGTCATGGGAATATTCTCAGATTAGGTTGCGCGCTGCCCCGTCAGTCAGGGCGCGGGGCAGCACGAAGGCTCAGCCCTTCTTGTTCCAGGGCGCGGAGGCCATCTTCTGCGGCGCCGTCGAGACCGCCGGATCGGGCGCGGGATTCGCCGGGCGGGCCGCCGGGGTCGCGTCACGGTCGGGCGGCAGATAGGCAAGCGCGTTGCTCTCGCCGTAGCCGTTCTTCGGCGGCCGGATCTTCACCTGGATCGTCATCGGGATCAGGTGCAGCTCCTCGCTGTCATTGACCTGCAGCCGGCCCGTGGCGTGGCAGATGGCCGACAGCGTCCGCTGTGCGATCTCCACCGTGGTGGGATTCGGGTTCACGAGGTTCAGCTGGTCGAAGATCTTCCGGCCCTTGTGCTCGCCCTCGAGGATATCGAGCATCAGCCACAAGAACTGACCCATGCCGTTCTTCGTCACGCGCATCTCGCTCTCGACGATCTGGGCCCGGTATTTACCGGCGGGCAGCAGTTCGTAGGCGGTGGTGGGCTCGACGCTGGTCGCGTCGAAGGACGTATCAAAACGTGCCATGATGGTGTCCTTGCTCGGGATTACAGGGATTGGGGCATGGCGGCGACGAACGCTGCCCAGCTCAGCGGCAGGGTGTCCGGCAGGCCGTAGCGGTTCTTGGCCAGGAAGGCGGGGCGCTCTTCGGTGTGCATGACGCGCGCACCAGACCCGAGCGCCCGGGTCACCTTCTTGTTGAAGCCGATGTCGGATTTGGCGACCGAGATCTGGTAGTTGGCGAAGAGCACGACATCCGAGTGCTCCTGCAGAAGCGCCGACGCCCGGGTCTGCAGCTTGATCACGTAGCGGTCGTAGGGCTCGTGCTCGGGGCTGTCGAAGCGCTTGATGTCGGTATGGGCGATCTGGATGACCACCACGCCCTTCCGGTCCCGCAGGGCGTTCAGCTTGTCGAGATATTCGCGCCAGATGGTCAGCGCCTCGGCATAGCCCTTGCCAAACCCCGGCGCCTCGATCGACGACCAGCCGTTTCGCTTGCAGGCCTCGGCCCAGATCAGCGGCTCAAGCCAGTCGACGCTGTCGACGACGACCGTGCCGAACGCGTGGTCTTCGTTCAGCAGCGCGTCGAGTGCCTCGGCGACCTCGGCATAGTTCGTCGCCAGCGGGAAGTGCGGGACATGCAGCTTGCCGAGGCCATCCTCGGTCATGATGAACACCGGGCGGTCGGATTCGGCCGCGAAGGTGGATTTGCCAATCCCCGCCACGCCATGGATCATGATGCGGGGCGGGGTCAGCGCGGAGGTCGTCCGCAGGGAAGCGAGAGAAATGGCCATCCTGCCCTCCCTCACGCCAGTTTCACGGCGGGTTTGTCCGCCGTGCTGGTGCAGTGCCGAGTGCCCTCATAGGCCTCGACATCCGCAAGGCGGTAAACCACCCGGCCGCCGATCTTGATGAATGCCGGGCCCTCCCCGGTCCAGCGCCACCGCTCCAGCGTGCGGGGGCTGATCTTCCAGCGAGCCGCAAGCTCGACCTGGTTCAGATGTGTGACTGACAATGTCGACTCCTTCGCGTTAGGCGGAATGCCTGCGAATGAGAATGGGGGAGCGGCAGGGAGGAAACCGGGAGGGCGCAGGGAGGGGAGACGGGAGGAATGCAGATTGATGCCCCGGAAAACAAAAAAGGCCGCCCCGAAGGACGGCCTGATCGTCATGTTCTTGTTGTCTTCAAACCTCGAGCCAGGCGCTGGATCCGCTCTCCCGGATGACCTCGTGCCACGTCGGGTGCCCACTGAACAGGTCCCGCAGTCGCTTCACTGAACGCCCGCATTCGGCTTCCTCGAGAATACGAGCAACGGGCAGCACTGGATCGCCGCTGAGCCAAGCCTCGGCAAGCATGGCCACGGCGACCTTCTGCTTGCCGCCAGTGAACTCGTGCCATCGACCATGCACGATCAGCACGCCTCCGTCGCCGGAGACCCACACCGGTCCCGTGTCGGATGGCCCCTTCAGCAGACGGGCGCTCAGGGCCTCCGGAGCGACGGCGAGCCCGTCTTCAAGATCGACCACATCCGCCACCGCAACCAACTCATGGCCCCTTATGAACTGGAAGCGGTCTCGATCCGGCAGGTCGAGAACCAGGACCACGCGAAGCCCATCGGCCGGTCGCCGTGCAACGAGCTTACGGAACTCCGCGAACACGGCCGGCGTCGTAAGGCCGCGGGCGACCCAGATCCCGACACGCGCGTTGCGCTTTGGCAGCCGCGCCGTCCCGAAGTCCAGCACTGCGCCATCAAGGTACGGCACGGGATTATCGCCGAGCGAACAGTCGAGCCGGGCGAACACCCGCCGTGCTGCTGCGACCATGTCCAGCGCATAAACCCTGCGGCGGGCGCTCGCCTGTTCCTCTTGCCAAACGACGTTTCCGAGATGCCCCAGTTCACCGGTGGTGGGGTGGCAAATGACGGAAGTAGGCGTGTCGTCCAGATCGTCCTCGGCAACGATGGACATCGCGCTGCCCCGCCGCACGATCAGCCCGGCTTCCATCAGTGCTTTGCCAGGCCTAGGCGAATGCTCCAGCGCCAT